TTAAAGCTTCCTCATCAGCTATCGATACGCTTAATCGTCTTCATACTGCTAAAGAAAGAAACGAAACACAAGTTGCAGTAAAGCAGTTAGATGTTGAAAGTAAGGAAAGACTTAATTTAGCTGATAACCAGACTAAGATGCTGCTATCAAGGGACGATATAATGAAAGCGTTGGTTGATAAGGATGAGGGTGTTATTGACGTTTAAAAGTCAAGATCTTTACATTCTTCTCCATCATCACAAAGATCCTTTTTAACTATAGTTACATTAGCAGCAGCTAGTTCCTCTTCAGATAAATCATCTAAACTTATATTATCCTCTACAAACGTTTGATTTGTTCTTCCTGCAGGGCCTCCAAATAGTCCGTTTAAGGTATATAAATCATAAATCCCATCACCTACTTGCATTTGCAGCTCGTATGTTTTATCGTTTTCTATCGGAAATCCAAGAATATTAGTTAGAGCATTTTGACACTTTTCTTTAATAATTCTATCCTTTACAGCATAGTCAGTTCTATCTAAAGAAATTAAAAGTCTATTAACACCGTTCAATATACTAAAAGCCTGGCTTCCTTCTACGTAAAATATATTAACAAACTTTCTAAACTCAAATAATTTATATGCAGCAGGACCTAAGGCCTGTCTTATAGTATCAAATATACTGTTAGATATATCTTGTAAAACGTTAAAAAACGGTACGTCTTTTAAATTAAAGTTACCACTTGCAAAGTTAGAAAATCCTTTTGAGTATTCATTATTAACTCTTAGTTCTGGTAGTTTATCAATAAATGGTAGAGTATTATCATTATACACACTCTGTTCAAAATTATAATTAAATGTATTCTGTGTAACTCTAGAACCTTCATTCATACAATCTTGAGTATAAGGTGGTAGTTTATTATATAAATCAATCGGTGCATTAACTGGTTCTTGGCCGTATACAACAGTAGATCCATTACTTCTAACAGCATTACCCATAGTGCCCATGCCATCATTGACAGAAGCAAACTGATTTAAATCTTGTCCAGATGCTAGTCTAGCTATATCTTCAGCTGCACATGCAAACGGTCCATTTAAAAGCTGTCTTAAATAGTATAGAATCGTACATTCATCCAGACTTAATAATCCTTCAGCTGTAGCTAACATACTCATAAATTTTTCTAATTGATCGAGACCTAATTCAAATATCTGTAAGAAATTTTCCATGAAATCTAATTCAGATTCTGAAAAATTAAGCGGAAAGTCGTCTTGAAGCTTTCCATCACAATCTCTCTCTATAAGATTCTTAAACTGTTCTTTATTAACAAAAAGAGATCTTAATACTTGAGCTTTAATGTTAAAGAGTCCATTAACATCACCTACTAATTCATTTACTAATTGATCTACACAAGCTGACATTTTAAGGGGTTTGGTTTAAAAGAGTTTCTTTCATTGTTTGATCTCTCCTAATATAAGGAGATATTTGATTATTATTGGCCTCTGCTTCATTTACATCAGGGCCTACATACGGCTTAATACATGTTATAAAATTTTGATACCTACTTCTTATAAACTTATGATGTATATTAGTTATAAACCATTTTCCTAGAAGTTTACCATCTATTTGATTTTCATCTTCAGAAAATTTAACCAGATCTACAAAAGTACCAGGTCTTCTTTCAGTATCACCTATTAAATTAAAATTAAGTTGTAGGTTATAAAATGTTAAATTAGAAACCATTTGCGCCTTTACTATGCTTATACAATCATTAGGATCAAACTGAGGAATAGCATAGGATTTAACTTGTCTATTAGGATCTTGATTAAAATTTAAATAAGGTCTCGCATTGCCTCCAACCAACTTAAAGGATTTAATAAAGTCTTCTTCCCATAATGCTTTTGTCTCTTCTATTGTTATTTTAGTTACTACATTTCCACCTTGAAAGTGATCATAGTTAGTTACTAAGTAGTTGGTAAAGTATGAATTAGTATAAAATGTATATGGAGTTGAAAGTTCTGTATTTTTTAACTGACCAGAGTATGTGTTAAATTTAATATCGTCGTTATAAAATGGATTATTTTTATTAGTAGAACTTTTTTGCTCAGTCTCAGGCGCTTGCTCTAAATCTCCTAAAGCAAATGCTTCAGTAGTTAGCTTTTCATTTTCTTTAAAGTAGAGATTTAACGGAATTAAAGAATACTTTTTAGTAGATCTGTTAAACTGTAATATCGTTTGAACCGGTAACCCGTTGGATGTTTCTGTATAATTAAATCGTAAAAGATATTTTAGTATATCAGAATATTTCCAATAAACACCACATCTAACTTTTTCCATCATGGCTACTAAGGAGGAGCCCATAGTTTTATTAAGTTTATGATTACCTGAATCCCAATTAGATTCATCTATTATACCCTCTCCTAAAATCCTAATTAAAATCTCATCTTTGATAATATCACCTATTAATTTAGTTCCACTTTTATTAGGGAAAGATATATCGTAAGGAACCGCTTGATTAAGCTTATAGAAATTTTTGTCAATAAGGTCAAAGGTTTTAAAGTTATTAGATCTATCAGTTTTTGATACACTATTACTCTCCGAAGTAATAACAAAAGTATATTCTAATTTTATCTCATCTAAATCAGGACTATCATGATCTACAAAATCATAAAATCTAATATGTATATAATCCTTACCTGTTCCATCTACAACATGCTGCTCATCAAAATAGTCATAAGGATTGTTAATAGTAATAGTTCCTGTGGTAAAGGGCTCAAATATTGACTCATCAATATCAAGCTGCATTATAGAGGTTTGAGTTAACATCAACCCTTTAGTATCGTCATTATATGCCAATTCAGCATCCTCTTCACGAGAAACCAAAAACTGACACCAAAATTCAGCCCCGTTTACCTTAAATTTAAAGGCGTCGTCACTTCTTTTATTACTAGTTGACATTAAAAATGTTTGTTGTTAAATACAGTAGCTTGTGTCATCTGCTGATACAGTAATCCTCTCATATCAGGAATAATATATTCAAGCTGTTGACCACCTTCTGCAAAGAAACTGTTACCGATAGTTTCTTTATTCAACAAATATATAATCCACCAGCTGTGAATATCACCGTAAATGTTATAAGAAGTAGTTGTTAGCGGTTCTTTAGCTAAAACATTATATGTATCGAGAATACTACCTTCAACATTATCTGGCATTTCTATTTTATTGAGAAGGTTATAAAAGTAAAACTCTTTACCGTTGTTCTGCTGTGAATATATTTTAAATATTCGTTCATAGCGATTTATAGGTAAGCTAGGTAAGTCCCTTACTTCATCTTGATATTGTCCTGTTTTTCCTGTTAAGCTCATTTTTAAAATTATTATCTACCTAAAGCCCAAAATTACTGGGATTCACCGGTCTTGGCCCAACTTTTTCATCCTGTTTTTTACCTGTTAATCCGAGCGCGCTCTGCGTTCTTAAAGAGTCACTGCCATCAAGTCGCGGCTGATTCGGGTTTCTAGGAACAGAGCCGTCAGCCATATTCCCAGTTCTTACATCAATTGTATTTTCCATACCGTTTGGATACAACGAGTTATATGCTGGTACCATCCCTTTTGTAGGGTCAGTTACTTCTTTACGTGCTCCATCTCTTCTTCTTCCTTTCTCTTCAGCTACTAGAGATTCTAAATCATCCCTATTACTTGCATATCCTTCAAATCCTCCCTTGAAATCAGTTAATTCATCAATAAAGTTTGCAGGTTCAATTGTAAGAGATTTAAAGGAGAAGTTACATGTATAAGCTTCAGGCACGACCACATCACCCAAACCAGGTACAAATATTTTTCTTCTAGTTCCGAGCATACCTACATTAAAAGAATCTAAACTTGCCCATTGTATATAACGAACTCCAGGTATTACCAAATTATAAATAGCAGGAAAATTCATACCAATAGGACCTCTTCTAAAAGGTCTATTAAGCTTAGTAAATTTAGTAATAAATTCATAATTTGATTTAAAACCGTCATCATTTAAAGTATTAGAAAGTGTGAAACCTATTTGTACTCCGTTATCAGTATCACTATATTGATAAAATTTAGGTGTTTCAATATATGTACCTGGTGCACCTACTGTTTGAGTACCTGGATTTTTGAAACTAGTACCTAGAAATTTATTTGCTGCGCCGATTGATCCCTCCACCGCTCCATCTACCATATTTTGAAGACCTTGTCCTCCTACATCGCCAAGACTTCTTGCCAGAGCAACACCGCCACCTGCTAAAGATTCCATTCCACCTCCAAATCCCTGAATTTTATCAGCTCCAAGCATTTGAGCTCCTCTTTGACTTATAGGTGAGAAAGTATTTTCAAATTCCGTACTAAACGATCTCATTTCATTAGAAAAGAACGGAAAGTTGAATCTGGCTAATGGTGTTTCTGCTACATTATATAAGCCTTTATAGAAATCTAATCCTGGATTATTACTATCTCCATAACTACTTTCATTATTTTGCGGAGAGAATATATTCATATAACCATCAATAAACTCTTTAAGCTGGGCATATTTTAATTCGTAAGCGGTAATATAAGCAGACGGCGCTTCATCACGTAGCACTGCATTTCTAGGAACCGACGTCCAATCATATTGTTTTACAATATCAAACGACCCAGGGTTGTTACCGGTTCTTATACCTTCATATGGGTCTGGAGATGCCATAATAATATTTAAGCGTTAAACTACGCGAAGCTGTAAGTTGAATTGTTAAATTTAGTCCTACTATCTACAAAGGAAGGACCACTCATATCGCCTTGCATAGGAGCAATATCACTCTGCTGCTGAGCCGGAGGAGCAGATGGTACTGGTGCACCTTGTTTACCTAACATCTTTGCAGTTAATTGTACGAGCTGTGCTAGGTATTCATTTGACTTTTTAATCTCTGAAGTGACAGATGCATCAAAAACATTTTTAACTAAATTTGTACGCACAGTCCTTGTGGCTACTAATTTATCTAAAACTTCATCTGAGAAATTAACTTCTGTTTTCTTAGCGTCTTTCTTCTCTTTGGGTTTAAAACCAAACATTTTAGCACCTACCCGTCCTATAAATGTGCTTGATAGAGCTGACAGCATTGGGCTAATAGCTGTTTCCGTCGCTCCGGAGCGATTATCTTTTACCACTATCTTAATAGCTTCAACTAACTCCTCCGCATTTATACCTGTACCATTTCTAATCAGATTGGCTATGGCCCCGCCCTCTTTCATTCCTACGACATCATCTTTATTATTAAAAGGAATTACTTTATCACCTCTTACTAGAAAATCGTCAAATGGATTTAAAAAGCTTAAAGCTTTTGATCCTAAAGATTTAGCTCCATCAAATATTTTACCAGGAAGTTCTTTTGCACCTTCAATCATACCAGCTACTTTTTCTTTAACCCAATCATACGCACCTGTTAACATATCACCTATACCTCCAAAGATCAAACTACCTATACTCGTAAAAATTGAAAGGGGACTACTAAAATCAACGCCCATGTCCTTCATGAATTCAATTCCTTTTTTACCTCCGTCAGCACTCATAGAAGCTAAGAATTTAATAAATTTAGCTATAGGACCTGGTAAAACTTCTGCGAATTTATCCGCAGCTTCTGCAAAGTTACCTGAAAAGAGTGCTGCAAAACCTCTACCTAACGTAACAATCCGTCCAATAATTGGAATACCTTCAATAAAATCTAATATGGTTCCAAATAGAGATTTAGTACCTTCAAATAAACTACCTGCAATCTCACCGGCAGTGTCACCCATACTGCCATCCTTATTAAAGTAATTAAGTAAATTACCTACAATTGGTATCGAGTACATGAAATACTTACCAGCTTCGCCCCATTCACCTCTAAAGACTGCTCCTATACCTTTTGCTAAATTAATTATATTTCCAATACCTGGAGACATCATGAAAAATTCTAGAATTTTATCCCACATACTAAAACTTTCGCCTGACGGATCGTCTTTTCGATTTTGAGTTGCTTCTTTATCTAGATCGTATAATAATAACGCACCATCAATTATCATAGATGCTACATTAGTGACACCAAATGGAAGTAAGTTTAAAATACCAGATACAAATTCCATTATAGCAGGTATATATTCACCCTTTTTCCATCTCGCTATACCGAAACCAAAGCTGAAAAGAGAACCTATAACAGGTATAAATCTACCATATTTAGCTATCTTGCCTCCAATCTTAGCGGCAATGCCTCCAAGCATCTTCATAAGCATGCCTCCTTTAATAGCCTTTAATGATTTACTAACAAAACCTCCTAAAGGCTTGAGAAGCTTGGGTAAGACTTTAGATACAAACTCGCCTACAGGTCCTAAAAATTCAGAAATCCAAGTAGCAAAAGCTATAATACCTGCCGCTAATCCTAGCATTAGTGGAAACTTAAACTTAGGCGGCTTTTCTTCTTTACCTTCTTTAACTAAGTTGGCAGCTTTATCTATAGGAGTATCTTTTTTGGTTTGTGTCTCACCAAATGTATCTTTTTTCTCTTTCCGCTGTAGATTAATTAACGTTTCTGCAAATATAGTAGATTCAACCTGTAGTCTTCTTTTTTCACTAGAAGAAAGCTGAGGATTAACTTTTTTAAGTATATTTTTAGATATAGATTTTTCGGCAGTTTCGCCGGAAAATGCTGCGCCTAATTTATTTATGAAACTATCTGACACATATATATTTATGCTTCGACCGTGGCATCAAACAAAGTAGCATCTATAACTATAGTAGATTCGTCGTTAGTTAAAACTTTCTTATCATATTGAGTTACTTGCGATAAAAATCCTGTTATCTTATCATATAACTCTAATGGTAACTGTTCAATAATTTTAAATCTATCAGCTACCTTTAAATTATTAAACTCGACTTCTTCTTCACCTACAGAAACTGATTCAATTACTTTAACAATTTCGAAAATGTAAATTAAACCCATAGCATCTGATAGACTATCGCTTTTTAAATTCTCTATCTCTGAAATACATCTTTTAAGAATAACATTTTCTTCTTTTAAAGTAGGAAGCTTTAATTTTACTTTAATAGAATCAATACTAACCGCTTTTTTAAGCACAAACTTAGGTATGTCTTTCGCTTTACTAATAAAATCATCTATAGAGACGGTGTTATCTTTTGAATCTTTAATACTACTGCCTAATGATTGTTGTCTTAATGCTAGTAAAACCGGTACTCTGTCGAACGTATAAAAATTATCTCCATCGACATTATCTATAATTACATCATTAACTGCTTTAGTAAATTGTAATGCACCAACAACCCCATTTACAGCTGTTGATATAATATCTTTTTGTTGCTTAAGATTTATTTGCGTTGCATTAACATCTTTATTTACAGATGGAATAAAAATCTTAAAATTTTTCTTTAACTCTGTTAATTTAGAGATAAAATCTTTAGTGTTAGACATACTATTATTTAACTCTTATTTTATTTTTGCAACTTTTTCTTTTTCATCTTCGCTCTCTCTTTTATATAGCTCTATATAATCTAATATATCCATAAAGGTACTGTTGGCTAAAAATGTAACATCACCCATTCTCTTACTAAGAACAAATAGATACTCTCTATACGTATTAGGATCTATACATCTATACAAGGTATCAATAAAGTAAAAAGGAGAAGAGTTTAAGAAGTTTATCTCGACATCAGCATTATCAAAAGCTGAAACTACTAATGCTTTCTTTTTTCTATTATAAAAATCAGTTATAGTTTGTAATACCTGTGCAGGAAGTGAGCTTGTAATTAAAGTAAACTCTTCAGACGTTACTGAATTAAGATCAACTACTTCATTATCTATTTCAATAGTTTGTATAATTTTAAATATATTATCAGTAGATATTACAAATTCTGTAGGGTAATCTAGAACTAATTTTAAGTTATCTATTTGAACTTCTTCTCTAATATCTAATATTTCATTAAACGCGGTAAGAACGTATTCTAAATTAACATCCTTATCTCTACCATTTATGTTTAAATTAACAGATTGCTTAATACACCTCTCTCTCAACTTAACTAAAGCTATAAACTTCTCTAATACATTTAAATTTTTAGTCTTTATAAAAGAGTTTAAAAATTCAGCCTTAGCTTCAAGAGGCTTGTCGTAAAAGAACTCTCTTACATCTTTATATAAAAACTCTTTTACAGTAACACTCTTACCGTTAGGAAGCTGAAACACGTGATCCATGTTTATAATTACAAGTTTAACTCTATTTTTCTAGCCGATTAAGCCATTGCGCTAGGAAAATCGTTACCCCCAGGAAGACCAGGAAGATTAGAGTCTTGCATCCCTTGGAGGATGGCGTCGTTATTAATAGATGCAGGAGTAACTTGTTTAGATGAAGGAAGTTTACTTGCTGGGCCAAGATCTCTTTCATATGAGAATTCTTCTCTTCTAAGAGGCTTATACTCTTTGAATGCAAACGTAACAGATTTCTCTTGAAACCCCTCATCATTATAAGATAAAGTATACCCCTCGACATTAGTAGGAAAAACATCTATAAATCTATAACCTTTTCTTAACTCCATCTTATTATTATACTGTCTTAAAGTTACATTGCACAATAACCTTCTGTTAATTAACCCATCTATACCTAAAGCTATCATCCAAGGTCTAAAGAAATTATGTTCAATGTCATCTTGAGTATCTAAAAAGTTAATTGCTAAGTTTTTAGATAAAAAATCCATTCTCTTAGTAAGAGCATAACCCGGTAGAAATCCTCCTAGATTTTCTGCACCGGCGAGATCAAATTGTGAATTTTCCCCAGGTACAGTAACGGTCCTTGCAACTAGTACATTGCTGTTTTTAGTAAAATTATTTGGCTCGGTTATAGCGCGCCAATCCTCTTGACTACTATATGCTTTACCTATAGCTTCATTAACGTTAGCTATTAAAGATGGATCATATTCAAACGTTACTTTCCATAGAAATGGATGAGCAAGAAAGAACTTCTCACTATTGCTATACCCATCTAGGAAGTCGTAAGTTTCATTCGCCATTAATAATATTTAATCGCGAAAGTAATTTATGATGTAGCAAAGTCTCTATAGAAGTGGTATGCAAACGTTACATCAAAGCTCATAATGTCACCAGTACCATCAGCAATTGAATATTCAACATCACTAATGTTTCTAATAGAAGCACCAACAAGCTCTATATTTCTAACATCGTTGAGTTGCTTATCTATCTGTACTAAGTTAATGATAGACTCTGTACCAGGCATTCCATATTCACCAACAGAAGTTTCGTTGTTAAATACAAGTCTTGAAGCGGCTTCAAATTTAGTTCTTAAAGCACAATCTTCATCATGATAAAAACTAATAGTATAGCCTCCAGCTGTAGGGTAAGTAGATCTACCAGGTACTTGAAACTCTTGTCCAAAATAGTTTACCGTCTTACTGTCGATATTTCTTCCTGGTAGAGTTGCTGTCTTAGCATAAACTAAATCATTATCACCAACGAATTCGATTCCACCAGTTAATGATATGTTTCTAACTCGAAATAGAAAATCTCTTGAAAATTGATTTTCAGCTGCTTTAGTAAAGAAGTTTTGAATTGTAGTTGCCATAATAATATTTAATTGTTCTTATTGTTTAACCGCTAATTAACTCTTGGAAATTAGCATCTGTTCTAGTAGCGTAGAAGTTAACTAAGATAAACTCTGCTGTTCTCGTTGGCTTAAGGTAAATATCTACCACAAGCTCATTAGCATCGATAACTGCTGGAGTATTGTTTCTTTCGTCACAAACAATCAAGTAATCATATAATCCTTCATTGTTCTTCGCTCTTTCAAACAGAGGTGTTAAAGCATTTACTAATCTAGTTCTAGTAAACTCAGAGTTCTGCTCAAATACAAACTGACGAGCTAACTGCTTAGTAGGTCTTTCTAATGATAAGAATAATCTTCTAACGTTAATTCTATCGAATGCACTTGGCCTCTTCTGTAAAGTCTTCTGACCGAATATTACGATTCCTGATCCTGGGAATTGAGCTATTGGGTTAATATTAGCTTTGTAAAGTTCATCACGCTGCTTTTGATTAGGATTAATTGCAATATCATTAGCAAATGAAACTAACCCTCTAGTAAAGCCTGCTGGTGCGAACCATGGGAATGCAATTGCATCTGTTCTAGCCATCGCTGCTGCAGCAAATCCAGATGATGGAACCCAGCATTGCTTACCAGCATAACTATCATTAACTGCCATCCAGTTACCATAAACTGTAGCATAAGAAGTATTCTCATTTTCAAACTGATGTCTGATTGGCCAGTAAATTTCAGTTTGGAAGTTTTTAGTCTTATCAGCTAGTGGCTTAGTATTCTCGCCTTTAATAACAATCTGTCTAATAGGATCTGCTACAAAGATACAATCACCTCTATCACCGCCTTCATATGGAGGCTTAACGAACTTCTCAAACTTGTTAAAGATAGTAGAGTAGTCATTTCTTAATTTAATTGATGATGCGAATGTTACTTCGTTTGATGTTCTTAATCCATTCACCGCGGCACTAATTGCTGTACTATAAGAAACATCATCATAATAAGAAGCAGTACCAGCACTGGTTATAGCGTGAATAGTACCTAAACCAGCTTCTGTTACAATATCGATATTATAGACTTCATCGTTCTTAATATTATCAAGTGATCTTTCAAGCTTAGATGGAATATCACCAAGAAGCTTGTTAGTTACTTTTTCGTTAGTAAACTGACCTAATGGGAATAATTTATTTGTTTGACTTAAGTCTGGGTAATTAGCTGGAGCAGCTGATAACCCTATGGCCTTAGCTAATGTACTCTTAGTTTGGAATACATGTTGTGCTTTACCTCTATTATTAAGAGATGAATCGCCGGTTAATCTACCAGAAATATTATCATTAATTAATACTTTAATATTTTGCGACTCAACATTTTCAACAAATGCTGAAACATCTGCTCCGCCATTTGGATTAAGTTGTGTTCTATTTGCATTTATAGAACCTGTAATGACATCTGTTAAAACATAATCAAGCTTAGTAGCCTCAGTAGCGTAAATTGATTTACGCAATTTAAATACACCGACCTGTAAGTAGTCATCGAATGAAGTATCATCTAGACTGTAATCTGTTAGATTCTCCATTACACGAGATATACTCTGACCTGACCCCTCAGTTGCAGAAGAAGTAAGATCGAATGTTAATGTATTAGTTGGCACACCAGTAAAGGATGCAGTTCTTCCACTAGCACCTGTAGATGTAATAGCTTCAACATTTACAATTGCGTTAAACGGATCAGCAGGATTTTGTTTATTATTTAGCAATCCTACATAAGTACCTTCCAATTGAGGGTTATTAGCTAATTGCGTTTTATTTAAAACAATAATACCAGCTTTACCGATATCCGCTACAGAACCGATACTAGCTGCACTAAGTCTAGCAGTATCAGCCCAAGTATAACCAGATCCATCAATTATACCTAAATATTCAGATTCTGTTAATTCAAAATGAACTGGGGCACCAGCAACATATATAGCTGAAGAGGATTGTGAAAGAGTTCCTACTGTTCCTCCATTGGCATTTGCAAATGCTTGAACAGGGTAAGCTAATGCTGAATACTTAGATCCAAATCCATCTCCTGTACCTACACCATATGGCAGTCTACCAGCGTAAACATTAGCAGGTGAATTTAGCAGTTCAGTTAAAGTATAATGAAAATATTTTTCTGCTGCAGTAGTAGGTGGTCCGTATATTTGAACCAATTCTTGCTTAGTAGTTATAAGTAAAACTTCATCAACGGGCCCTTGCTGAGCGAAACCAGTAACGTATACGCTAGTTCCGGCAGGGGCAGGTGCTGTAAAGGAAAGATCTGATTCTCTTATTTCTACTCCAGGTGAGTTAATAGTACGCTGTGCCATAAAATTATTTATCCTATTTCAGTTTAATTATTTCAAAAATCGATAACTTCTGTATGTAATTGTGAATAAACAAATGTAAATCCGGAAGTTATCTCATCTGAATCAGTATAACTGTAATTAATAGCGTCTACAGATGTAGGAAACGCCTTGGTATATGTAAATTTAATACGATTATTATTAAATTCATCCTTACCATAAATGGTCAAATCAGTTTGGTAATCTTGAAAATCAGGATTATTTTCGTTTATCTCACGAGCATTATATCTTCCTTCATATTGATCATGTAGTAAATTTAACCAAGAATAAATTGCATAGTAATTTTTATACTCATTATCTATCTTAAACCCTAAAGTTACGGGAGGATAAGCGCTCTTAGAATGAGATGATAAATACAAAGTACTGCCGGCATATCTATTCTCTACTGCAGGTACGTTAACTTCCGGTACTGCAGCACCAAATATAGAGAATTGTACAGAGTCTGGAATTAGGGTAGTATTAGATTGCTTAAATTTTTTACTAAACTGTTTTAAGATCGGTGGTACGTCAAAAACTAATAAAAACTTATCAGCTCTTGACTTGTTCAGCATTGACTGCTGCATAGTGTTCCTTGCCATGTATATATTTATAGCTGCTTCGGTATACCCGCCTGCCAATTATCTTGTGGATCTTCACCTAAGAACATAAACCCTGCGGATCTTAAATCATCCATATCATCTGACGCGTCATCACCACCCATACCAAATACTACGGCTGATACATTATTGGATCCTAACCCAGTAATCTCTTCATCAAGATATATAGAAGTAGGGTCTTCAAAATATTGAATACCAAAGTCCATTGGTTCAATAATAGAGGGCTTACCCATATCATCTACCTCTACTATATCAAAGAACCTTTCAGTAATTTCTTTCTCAAGAATAAACAAGCCATAAAGTAATGCCATTACTCTATCGTCATGAAACCCTGCTCTAGCTTTCCAAGTACCGTTAGGATACCTTACGAAGTTTCTTAGTTCAGTTACAGTATCCTCCTCTCTTATAGTTACTACTCTTATTTCATTCATAAAGTATCTCATATTAAGAACACCTTTATATTTAGAATTAGTATGAGCTATCATTCCCCGCATTACATTTCTACGATGCGCGTTTTTATTACCATATGATACTATTTTATCATAGCTTAAATCTTCTGATAATCTATCCACGACCTGTGCGCCACAATTGTTTCTCTCTATGAGAGCCAAGGGAGACCCCCAGTTACGTAAAATCTTATATAATCTATTAGTAAACTCTAAAGGTGGTATCTGATTGTTTCTATAGACAGCTACTTGCTTGATCTCTTTAATATCTGTTATATCTAAAATCTGAATAACAGATGAATCAACACCAACACCTTCAGATATATCTACCCCTGCTACATATACCTTACTCTCATCTGGCTCTTCCCAGATCTTATAATGACCTTCATCTAATATAATTTTAGGTTCTATTACCTTTGACATCATTTCCTCGAATAGATCATCATCAAGAGAAGATTCCCCTGAATGAATAAACTCGCATTCGAATTCTTGTAACCAAGCTTCAGATGATCCAATAGCTGTTTTAGTAGCTTGAGCCCATTCTTCGTCCCTACCAGGTACTTCATCCCATTTTATTTTATCATGGGCCCATCCATTATGACCCTCTATAGCACCAGTATAAAGTTTATAGAACAAATTAGCACTTCCATTAGAAGTAGAACAAACAAATACTTTAGATTTTTTAGAAGAAGTAATAATAGGAAAGACTGACTTCCAGAACTCTTCTACTAAATGCGGCTCAATGAATGCCATCTCGTCAATAACTAGACAGTTAACAGATTGACCACGAGCAGCTGTACCAGTTGTAGTTGTAATACCTATACGACTACCATTCTCTAAGGTCATGGACGTCTTAGCATATTCCTTTACAGGTGGTTTTAACCAGTTTGGTAACTCTTCATAAGCCATTCTAACTCTCTGAAATATCTCAATAGCGGTAGCCTCTTTGTTTGCTACTAAAAGTATACGTTGATCGTTACTAAAGCATGCTTGCCATAGAATATAGATTGTCATCATAGTAGACTTTCCTA